AAACAAATTTCATCTATCTGTCCTAAATTTAATACAGAAATATGACATAATAGGGGTTATTGAAGGGGCTTCAAAGGGGCTTCAAAGCCCCTATATAGGGGATAAAAGAAAAGACATATATAAAGAAAAAGAAGAAGATAAAGAAAATGCACCCGAAATTGAGGAACCCGAAAAACTCAAAAAAATAAAAGAGTATTTTACAAATAAAGGTTATCCGGTTGAGGAAGGAATAGCATTTTATAATCACTATGAAGCCCAAGGATGGGTAACCGGTTCCGGTTTGCCAATTACAAACTGGAGGTTAAAATCCGAAAATTGGCACAAAGAACAATTGAACAGGAATTATGATAATAAAAACAACAGCAGCGGTCAACTCAAAAACAATATATCACACTCCGAATTACTTGCATTAATTAACGACAAACCAAAAGAAGAAAAATTAAGGATACAGGATTTATATGAAGCAGCAGGGAAGGGAACTTTCAGACTTAAGAACGGCAAGTAAAGCACCGCCGCAATCAATTGATACAGAAAATGCGGTTTTAGGCTCAATACTTCAAAACAATAACTGCTTACCTAAAGCAATGGAAGTTTTAACGTCCGATTGTTTTTATGATAAGCGGAACAGGATAATATTTGAAATGTGCGCCGGACTATTTACTGAACACGAACCGGTTGACTCAATCACTCTCTATGATGCACTTAAAAAAACCGGCAAGATTGATGAGGCCGGAGGACTTGCATATATAAACAAATTGGCGACAGAAATTACTTCTGCATCAAATATCGAATATCACTGTAAGATAATTTTAGAAAAATCTGTATTAAGAAATTTAATTTCTATGAGCATGGAAATTGCCAACGATTGTTATGAACAAAGTAAAGATGTTTTTGAAATACTAAACGATGCAGAAAAGAAAATCATTGACACATCGGGATCTATTTTCAAAAATAGCGCAATGAGATTGCAGGATGTTTACAAGCAAATCATTAAACATGTTGAAAACATGAGAAAGAATTCCAGCAATAACTATTCATTAAACACTGGTTTTTATGATCTCGATAAGATTATCGGAGGACTAAGAAAAAAAGAAAGCATAATCTTAGCGGCACGTCCGGGAATGGGTAAAACCGCCTTAGCTTTATGTATTGCAAAAAACATGAAAGTTCCGGTAGGATTCTTTTCTTTGGAAATGGGTAATTTGAGTTTAGGTTCCAGATCTTTAGGAATTGATTCAGACGTAAAACCATTCAACATCCTTTCAGGGAATCTTAGCAATGATGATATATTATCGCTTATGCGAGAAACCCATAAATGTTCCAAAAATATTTTCATAGACGATACAGCCGCATTAAGCCCGCTTGAATTAAAGAGTAAAGCAATGCGGATGAAAATGGAACATGGAATAGGGCTGATAATTATCGACTACTTACAATTAATGCAGGTTAAAGGTAAAACCGACAATCGGGAAAGGGAAATTTCAATCATTAGTCAATCCATTAAAAATTTAGCAAAAGATTTAGATATTCCAGCTATTGCACTTTCTCAACTTTCACGAAGGGTTGAAGACAGACAGGATAAAAAACCAATGTTGCAGGATTTAAGAGAATCCGGCACGATTGAACAGGATGCGGATGTAGTAATGTTTTTATACAGGCCTGAATATTATGACATATCGGTTGATAGTGATGGAAACAGCACTAAAGAAATGGCGCAAGTCATAATTGCAAAAAACAGAAATGGTGCAATAGGGGAATGTAAAATAAAATTCATAAAAGAAAAAACATTGTTTGAGAATATTGACAATGGTGATAGGGATAAACAAGCCGAACTTGAATGGCAAAATAAAAAACATTTTCCAGAACCGGAGGAATTGCCAATATGACCGAACATGAATCCATCACCCTAAAATTAAAGAAAGAAACAGACGAAAAGAAAATACTAGAATTGTTGAAGCGGGTAAATGAAATAAACAGAGAGAAGAAATCACTTGAATCTAATCGAAACAAAAAGAAATGGGAATAAATTTAGAACCCCCTGAAGTAAAAGAGAAAAAGAAAGAACCGATTTTAGATTATGAGAATTTTAAGAAACCAAGAAAAAGTAAATACAAGTTTTCGGAAGGCGGGATCAATGAACACTATCAATGTGGACCGGAAGAAAATAAACAAAGTGCGAAAATAGATTAAAAATGAAAGCGCCTGTTAAAAATATTGTGAATTTAGATGAAATTAGCCGGACCGAAGAGACTAATCAAATTATTGCGGATGCACAAAAGCAAATTGATTTGTTGGAAGAGGAAAAACGAGAAATAGATCAAAAGGCGCAGTGGCTTGAAAATTTTATTTCAGGCGAACACTATCAGGAAAAGAAATGAGCTTAGAAACACCTAAAATCGGTTTTGGCATAAACACCTATGATTATGAGGGTGATTTAATTGATAAATGCATCACGCTACATGTCGGAGAGAATTTTATATTACAGATCCCAGACGTAAAAGGTCTGCGAAGTATGATCGAAAACTTAGAGCAAATTGAAAAAGAGATTAAAGAAAATTATCCGGACGAGCTGAAATGGCCCCCGCTAAATACGAAGCACTGAAAGATAGTCTAAAAGGTCAAGATACGATTACAGCAACGATTGTACGCATTATTTTTCCATTTGCAATTAATAAATAATTGTGTATTTTTGAAACATTATGGAAGAAAAGAGCAAACATACCGGAAGACCTAAAACAACTGTTAAGCAGCGTATTGAAGCAAAACGCTTTGATATAAAAAAAATAAAGAAACTTGCTTTTTATGGTTTAACTGACAAAGACCTTTGTGTCTTGCTCGAAATTGATGAAATGACGCTGAATCGATGGAAAAAAGATGAAGAATTTATGTTAGCCCTTAAAGGCGGCAAGCTTGAAGCAGATAATCAAGTTGTGCGAAGATTGTACGAAAGAGCAATGGGCTATGAGCATGAAGATACATATTTTAGCAATTATTTAGGTAAAGTAACCGCAACAACATACACTAAGCATTATCCTCCTGATCCAACCGCTTTAATATTTTGGCTTAAAAACAGACAGCCCGATAAATTTAGAGATAAGCAAGAAATCGAGCATTCCGGCGATATGAATTTGATTATAAACGGCATAACGAAGGTGTGACTTTGGATATAGTCTTTAATCTTCAACCCGTACAAGACAAATTATATCAGATTTATGAGTTTGGCGATGCAAGAATCATAGGTTTTGGCGGCTCCAGAGGCGGGACAAAAAGCTACACTGCCGATGTTTTGATGATAATCAGACGCCGTAAGTATCCGGCAACGAATGGATTGATAGTTATGAAAGTTTATCAGGATATTTGGGATATACACTTAACTCCACTGTTTAACAAATACCCCGTTTTAAGATCCATGTTTAACGTACAACAGATGATGTTAACCTTCCCCAACAAATCCTACATAAGATTTCTATCCGGCGATTCCCTGAAAGAATTTGAAGAAAGAAAAGGCAGAGAGTTTGCCGATATCATCATAGACCAATCAGAATTATTTGAACAGAAAGAAATTGAATCCCTCTCCACAATTAACCGATCAACTAACTTACAAATCACCCCTAAAATGCTTTTACTGTTTAATCCTGGCGGCGTTTCACACAGCTATAATAAGCGATTATTTTTTGAGCTTAACTATGAGGGCAATGAGGTTGCGGAGAATTACGCTTTCTTACAAACGTTCGGATGGGATAACGCATATTGGAGCCAACGAAGATTAAACGAGGAAGGCTTAACAATTGACGATTATCATAAATGGGATTCAGACACAAGATTCAAATATTTCCTAAAGACCGATTACGGGCGGATACTTGATCAATTGCCGGAAAGCAAACGGAAAGCTGAATTGTTGGGCGATATGGATATCTTCGAGGGTATGTTTTTCAATGAGTTCCGAAGAAATATACACGTTATAAACAACTATGAAATATCAAGACACTTTACAACAGTAGGTGGTCTGGACTACGGCAATACAACCGTTTTAGAAGTCCTGCAAAGAGACTACGAGGGGACAATCGTATCGGCAGACGAATGCTATTTACCAGATTGCGAAAGCCCATCAGAGAGAGCTAATTTGATTTCGGACTTTCTTTTGGAAAGAAAATTATTTAAGTTGCTAATAATATATGACACCGATATGGATATATCTCAAATAAGCAATGTCGGATTTGATAAAACACCGATACAAATATTTAACGCGGTTTTTCAGCAGCGTATGGGTGATGATGCGCCAGCGATGGTAGTTGTTAACAAAACTTCGTTGGATCACAACAAAAACTACCGTGAATCTGTTAATGACGCTATACATGAGTTCCTCAAGGTTACAAACGGCAAGCCAAAAGTTTATTTTTCCGACAAGTGCAAATATCTAATTAAAGAAATTTCGACTCTTATACATCCGCCTAACGATGCAGATGGACGGGACTATCTTAATACAGGCGCAAATAAACCACATGCAATAGACGCCTTTAAGATGCCGTTCTATGCGATTTGGGAGCCTGTAAAAAAAGAGACTCCAAAGCCAGTAAGCGCGCGTCAAGCAGCAGTAAATTTAATTCGTGAAACAAAAACTATCACATCTTTTTGAGGCATAAAATGAGCATACCAAAATTCAAAGTACACAGAACAGTAAAACCATTGCAGTTTGTAAAACCGGTAGCCGCAAAGAAATCAGTTAAGGCGGCTGCAGCCAAAAAACCGGAAGGGATAAAAAGGAAAATGAGTCTATCAAAGTTTCCGGAACCCTCTGACAAACATACTAATGAGCATCAGGGAAGTAACTACCTTGCTTATGAGACAAAGCCCGGAGCCGGCGTAAGGAAGTCAAGCAAATGAGTCTCATTAAAATAGCAGACAACAGTACTGACGCGAAGTTAAAAACCCATCTTAATTCCATGCTCGATAAAATGGAAAAGACAGGGACATCACAGGATGAATCCGAATGGGTAAAATT